ATCTTATATGAAGATGTTGATGTAATGGGTAATGTATACAATAGAATGGTTATTTTTGATGGTCGTGCTATCCATAGTTCATGTGGGTATTTTGGGCATAGTATAGCTACAGGGAGGTTATGGCAAATGTTCTTTTTTGATGCAGATATTAATAAAAACAATACTACATCTGACACACCACCAAGCAAGATAGAAGTAGAAACACCTTCTAATTCTGAATTTGAAGATGGTAATTGGGGAGAGATTTTACCTTACATAGGTAAGGATTATACAACCGCTGTTGAAACTGGTACATATTTAGGTGATACTACAAAATTTTTAATGAGACATTTTAATAAGATTCATACTATAGAATTAGATGAAGGGCTATTTAAAGTTGCAGAAAGAAGATTTAAAAATAATAAAAACGTGGTATGTCATTTAGGGGATAGTTCTAAGATTTTAGATGGTGGTTTAATTAATGAGTTAAATTTGTCTACAGAAGATAAAAAAGTATTTTTTTTCTTGGATGCTCATTGGAGTGGAGATGATAATGTTGATTGGGAAAATTCAGAATGGAAAGGATGCTGGAGTTATGAAAGAGGAAAAAATACAGCCCACAGAGGAGATGATTTAATTCCTAACGCTGTTGAACAAGTTCCTTTAGAAGAAGAAATAATGCATATTTATAATAATTTTAAAAATGAGTGTTTAATATGTGTTGATGATTGGGATAAGATTGGAAGAGATGGGGTTGGAAAAATTAATGAGAAATTTATAGGAGAAGATTGGTCCAACATTAATTTTAATCTTATCAAAAAACAGATTAAAGATAGATTAATGGAAGAACCTTTTGAAATTGGTAATAATAAATTATTAATAAAATTAAAGAAAATTTAAATACAAATAAAAATAATATGAGTGAAATTAAAAAAAGAACAATAAACGAACTAAGACAAGTTAAAGAATATGGTGGGGGAACAACATACACATCGAGTACAACAGAATACCCAAGAACTTTAAGTGTTGAGAAGATTAAATCGTTGGTTGACACAATACCAAACGATATGGAGTTAGGTGAAAAAGTTAGAATGTTATTCTTCACCAACCCAAAGAGAAATACTAAAGAAGACACTAATATATTTGGTAAAATTTCTGGTGATAGTTACAAAGACCTAATAGAAAGTTACCGAAATAAAAAAGGAGAAGAATTTAATAGTTGGTACAACGGATTAACAAATGAAGAAAAGATTTTCATAACTAGCATGTTTGATTAAAAAAAAGTGGCATATTTGTAATATGAAAGAAGAAAATTCAAACTGGGACACATACGACTTCCAAGACTGGGTGGTTAGACACATCAACCTTATCTTAGGGGGGCAACAATTGGAGTTATTCAGAAAAAATAATTTTGGTTATAACGACTTAAAACTTTTCGGTAAGTTGGAGGAAGCAGAAAACTTAAAAAGTGCATACCAATCCAGTATGATTGATAAGGTACTTTCTTATAGATTAAATTTTGACAATGGGGAGTTTCAACGGACTGACTAACTAGTATTAATTAAATAAAAAATAAATAAAATGGGAGCAACTAAAATGATGGAAAAAAGAGGTCACTATATCTGTAAAATGGTGAATTACGAGGTAAGACAAAAAACAATACAAGAAACAAGTAGAAAGGTTGGTAATAATATAGTTAATACACCTGGAAGTGTTGAGGTTATGATTTACAAAAGTAAGAATAAGATTGAGGGTGGTATGAAAGATGTAAAAGTTGCTGCACAAAAAATATATGAGATTCTTAAAAAGAAGGTAAAGAAATTACAGTAAGTAAAAAAATAATTAAAAAATATAATTTGTTGTAATATTTATTGTGTATGGAAGTAGATATACGGATTTACCTTAAAAGATTAAAAGATTTCTTCGAATCAGATGAAGAAGCAAGACGAGATATGTTTGGTAATTCTACTATAGATATGAAACTTTTTTATAAAATGGTCGCTGATAAAGCGGCCATTAACGCTAAAAAAAATGGTGACCCTATGTTGTCCGGGGACGAAATGTTAGAGATAGTAACAGACTTGGTGTTTAACGAAGTCCGAGAAGAATTAGATATAGAAAACTACATTAAGAACCAAGAAAAAATACAAAAACTATTCATACACTCCAAAGATGGGTTTCCGCCAATATGTCTTAATTAAAACTCACTACTGTATATTGACTATATTTTTAACATTGTTTAAATTTTAATATGTCTAAAGATATTACAAATACAGAAAGAATCGCTAATGAATTACTCATAGAAAAGTATAGACCCCTTATGGTTGTAAAACTATCCAAATCAACAACAATAAGGGTTGGTGGTAACTTAGAAAAATTTGCTTTAGACATTAGTGATAAAAGTGGGTATGAAGTTTTAATATTTCCCGATGAGAACACAACAGAAATTAAAATAGTAAGTGTATGTGGTAGTGAATTTAAAGAAGTAAAAGAACTTAAAACTTATATATATGAAAAATATGAGAATACATTATTAAACAATTCACCATACAAAAAAGTTAAAGATTATATAAAAAACCCTAAGTAAAATGACAAAAAAAAATATACCTACACATGACCCACAAACCGGTGAATCTAATCCAAACTTCCCAACACAGGAATATATTATAGAGTATAATAGAAACTTGGGTATAGAAATGGTTAACCACCCAAACCACTATGGTGGTGAGGATAATCCCTATGAAGCTATTAAAGTTATAGAGGCATGGGATTTAGGTTTTAATTTAGGTAATGCTATAAAATATATTTCAAGAGCAAATAAAAAAGGTAAAAATATAGAAGATTTAAAAAAAACAATTTGGTATATAAACAGAGAAATAAATAAATTAAAAAATGAAAGGTAAAATTACAACAGATAAAGGAACAATGGTGGTAGAGTTCTATGAAAAAGACGCACCAAACACAGTAAATAATTTTGTTAAATTAGCAAAAAAAGGGTTTTATAAAGACCTTAACTTCCATAGGGTAATTCCAGGATTCGTAGCTCAAGGTGGGTGTCCAAATGGTAATGGTGCGGGTGGACCAGGTTATAAAATAGATTGTGAATTAGAGGGTGACAACCAATTCCACGACAGAGGAGTGTTATCAATGGCTCACGCAGGTAGAAATACGGGTGGGTCACAATTTTTTCTTGTACACACAAGACAAGCTACACAACACTTAGACCGTAACCATACATGTTTTGGTAAGGTAGTTGAAGGGTTAGATATTATAGAAAAAGTACAACAAGGAGATAAGTTTAATGTAGAAATAGAAGACTAATGAACACCAAACTATCGGACAATGTGGGGAATACCCCACTCATACCAATAACTATAGGGAAATATACAGTTTGGGGCAAGGCTGAATTTATGAATCCTAGTGGTTCGGTGAAGGATAGGATGGCAACATACATTATTAATAACGCAGAGAAATTAAAATTAATAAAACGGGGTAGTACTCTATGTGAAGCTACATCGGGGAATAGTGGTATCTCATTTGCTATGTTAGCCGCGGAAAGAGGGTATAATATGGTCATTATTATGCCATCTAATATGTCTGAAGAAAGGAAAAATATGCTTAATCTGTATGGTGCTGAATTAATAGAAGTTGATGAAGGAGATTTTGATGGAGCAATTGCCTTAAGAGATGAGATGTGTAAAGATAAAGGTTGGTTTAACTGTAACCAATTTCACAACGAATTAAATATAGAAGCACATTACATGTCTACAGGTCCCGAAATATACAATCAATTTAAAGACACTAATGAAATAAGGGAGTGTATACCTGATGTGTTTGTAGCTGGTACTGGAACTGGTGGGACACTTATGGGTGTTGATAGATTTTTAAAAGAGATGTGGCCTAATATGAGTACAGTCGCGGTAGAACCAGCAGAATCACCAGTAATGTCTGGTGGTAAACCTGGTCTACATGGAATACAAGGAATTGGTGATGGTAGTAAGTTTCTAGTTAATTTAGATAAAGTTTCGGAGGTTAGAATGGTTACAACAGAATGTGCCAAATCTTGTTCTAGATACTTAGCTAAAAGATACGGTTTATTTATTGGTATAAGTGCTGCGGCAAATGTATTCACAGCATTCCAATGGTTAAGAGATAATAACAAAAAAAACGCGGTAACCATACTTTGTGATAGGGGGGAAAGGTACTTTAGCTGTTTATAAAAAATAACTAAAATTTATTTACCGTGTAAGTCGTTTATGATTATATTTATTGTAAACGATTTTTTATGCGTATACTAATTAAAGAAACACAACTTAATCTTTTAATGGAACAAACTGAAGATTATTTGGTGGTACCTAAAATAGCTTCAGATGACTTAACCAGATTCATATCTACAGATGAGGGTATTGGTGGTAAACCAGTACTATATACTTATGATGACGCGTACTATAATGACCCACCGATAGAGTATAATAGTAGTAGGTATAAAAAAAATAAACCTGGTGGGACATTAACTATAGGTTATGGTCATACAGGTAAAGAAGCTTATGAGGGGAACGTAATTACAAATGAAAAGGCTTTGGAATTATTAAAAAAAGATTTGGGTACCGCTGTTGGATGTACAAATAAAATACTGAATCAATGGATAAAAGAAGATAGACCAGGTGCAAAAATGACCCAATGTGTGTATAACTCAATTGTATCTTTAGTATTTAATTCAGGTTGTGAAAATGTAAGAACCACCACTTGGATACAAGATGTTAAATTTGGAAGGTGGAAAGATGCTTATAACACAATTAAAACGTGGAACCCACCTAAACGAAGAAAGAAAGATGGTTCTTGGGTATCTAACTATACACGTAGAGAAAAAGAAGCAGAACTATTCTATAACTGTGAGTATTGAAACCTATATTAGGAGTTTAGATATTTATATAATATGAAAATAGAGATAACAGAACAACAATTAGAACTTATTAATGGGTCACTTTTAAATGAAGGAGGGATAAGAGATATTAATAAGTTAGCTGAAAGGTATCCCAAAGCTGAAATATACTTCCACCAAGACCTAGACGGAGTCGTTTCAGCACTAGGTATGAAAAACTATTTGGAAAATTATGGGATAGAGGTTATTGGTAGTCACGTAATACAATATGGTGATAAAGAATTTTCTATTAAAAAACCAGATGCAAGTGGGGACGTAATGCCAGTACTAGTAGATTTTGCACACGGTAAACCAATATTTAAAATACACACAGACCATCATGATTCACAATCTGGTGTTGAAGATGATACATCGACACAATTTAGGGGGGCACGTTCTAATGTGGAAACTATATCACAAACTATAAGTCCTAGTGATATTTTTAGTAACGAAGATATTATGATGATTAATACTGTAGATTCAGCAGACTACGCAAAACATGATATTGAACCAGAACAAGTTATGAACTTGATTAGGGATTTTGAAAAAGGAGAACAAACATATGAAAAGAAATGGATGTTGGGACTACTAACCAATAAACTACTATTGGCTTATAAAAACAAACCAGGATTTCTAGAAAACTTAGTAATGACATCAACACCATCACTAATGAACATATACCAAAATATAAATTTATATGCAAAAGAAAAAGGATTTGCCTCACCAGAAGAAATGGCACAAAATCAAGCTGGTTACATCGAATCACAAAAGAAAAGTAATAATCTAAAATTAGAAGGTAATATTATTGTGCAATACGGTGGGGGCGCTTTATTTAAACCAGGTTCTTATGATAGATACACACCATTTAAAATTTATCCAAAGGCTGATTTTTTAGTTATAGCTTGGCCTATGGGTTTAGTACAAGCTTCTTGCAACCCATTTAAAAAAGATAGAGCACTGAAGGGTGTAAATTTAGGTGACATAGCTCAAGAGGTTCTTAAAACAATAGAACCACAATTAAAAGCACACATGGTACCAATTTCGGTTATTAAAAGAGTTGGGGAAACAAAAGCAGATAAAGATAGTATTGGTTTTAAAACATCAGATTTATTTGCTCTCTATAAAGACCACCTACAAGGTATGCCAAAAGAAAGTTCAGAATATTATAACATGGCTGTTAATATAATTGATTCACCTTGGGATAGCCTAAGTGAAAAACAAAAGACAGTTCTAGATAATATTAAAGTGCCCGCTTGGGATGTTATACAAGCTAACAGTGGGGGTCACAAATGTATAACAAATATTAGTGGTCTTAATTTCTTTAGTAGAGCAACTAGAAACCCAGATGGTAGTTGGAAAAAAAAAGCTGACAGTAAACCAACCAGATATGTGGAGTTTGTTAAGTGGGTACAAAAAGAACT